ATGGGAGACTCTTTGCTCTCTTGTGCATGAACCAAAAAACTAAGGTTAACAAAGTAACGCTCCAAGTCATCGCGGATGCGTGGGGAGTTTCCAAAGTTGCCGTCCATAAATGGGTCAAAATGGGCTGCCCAACTTCGTCCATCGAAGCCGCCACAAAATGGCGGGATGAATATTTGCAAGCGTCAGGCAAAGCCGCACCGGCTACGCTGAACGAAGCGCGTCTCGAAAAGACCCTGCTCGAATCCGAACGCATTCGCGTCCGGCTTCAGCAAGACAGGGGTGAGTTGGTCGAGATCGCCGTTGTGCGCGAAGCCGGTATCCGCATCGGCGCGATCTTCAGCGCCAAACTTGCGGCATTGGTCAACGACGCATCGGGCGCATTGGCCGGACTCGACGAAGCGAGCTTACGGAAGAAACTGCACGAGCGCACACAAGCGATCTTGGCCGAGATCCGAAATGAGCTTGAGAAGGTATAACCAATGAACTTAAAAGCAAATTGAACTCGAAAGGGTATAAAAATATGACATACGAAACACGAACAACAAAAATGATAGTCGGAGTAAAGGGAGAGCAAATATTTGACGACAGCGTCACCGAGATCGAAATCGTTGACGAAGCCGCTGGTGAATTTTTGGAGATCAGCCAAGACGACCAAAGGCTGCGCTTCGACAAGGAAGAATGGCCACACGTCCGAGATGCTATCGAGAAGATGTTCAAGTTATGCCGCAATTACGATTAGTTAAAGCCAAGCTTGACCTATGACAAAAAAAGAACTCTGGAAAATTTACTCAAAACGCAATCCTTCATTCGACGGTGAAGGAAACGTGACGTTGTCGGCTGCCGGGCTTCGGAAAATGTTTGAAACAACATGGGATATTGCCATGTATGACGGCGAAGAGGAGTCGACTTCTAAACAGCCGCCGTCTGGGAACCTTGACGCGCTCAAGCAAATTTTCGGAATGCGATGAATCCACTAGCACAAGGAATCCGAGACGGAATAAAATTAGCATTCGACGGAACGATATTAGACTGGGCAAGCGACCACGTCAGCTTTCCAAACTCCGACCGCGCTTCGCGCTTCGACCCTTCGGTTGCGCCGTGGCTCAACGCGCCGTTGCTGGCCGCGAGTGATGACGAGACGACGCAAGTATTTCTTCGCGCACCGACTGGGGGCGGGAAAACGACCATGATGGAAACGCTCGCTTGTTTCATCGTTGCTCAAAAGCCTGGGCCTACGTTATTCGTCGGTCAGACTGACGACATGGTCAAAGACTGGACAGAATCGCGCTTGCTTCCCATATTCAACGAATGCCAGCCTGTCAAAGACTTGTTCCCAGAAGACCGGCACGCCTTGCGCAAGACCACAATCCTATTCCCGCATATGGTATTGTTCGCAGGAGGGGCGAACATGACCAACTTGCAAGAGAAGTCGATGCGTTACTGCATCGGTGACGAGGTCTGGCGGTGGAAAAGCGGGATGATAAAGGAACTCAAGGCCCGACATCACGACAGATGGAACCGCAAAACGCTCTTAGTGTCGCAGGGATGGGACGCAGGACACGAAGCGGATGCCGAATGGGACAGCGGAACGCGGGAAGTCTGGGGCTGGACGTGTTCCCAATGCGGGAACTGGCAGCGTTACTTGTTCGACCAGATCGAATACACGTCCGAACGTGACGAGAAGGGCGGCATCTTGTGGGATAAAGTGCAGGACTCGGTGCGAATGAAGTGCGAGCATTGCGAAACGCGCTACAAAGATGACGCCAGCACTCGACGAAACCTTGCAAATTCTGCAACCTACCGCGCACTCAACCCACATCCGGTTCGCGGTCACAGGAGCTTTGAATATCCGGCTTACGCCGTATGGTGGATACCTTGGTTCAGCATAGTCAAGGAATGGATCGAGGCCAACGAAGCCAAGAGCAGCGGCAACCTGGAGCCGCTCAAACAATTTATTCAGAAACGCAAGGCGCAGACTTGGCAAGACGAAGTCACAAGCGATCTTCCGGAGATCACTACCGGCGACTACGCAAAGGCTGAATATCTCGAAGGCCAAAAGATCGACGGCGAGCACCGGCGCTTTATGTGCGTGGACAAGCAACGCGATCACTTCTGGTGCATCGTCCGCGCCTTCCGAGTGGACGGCTCGTCGATGTTGCTGCACGAGTCGCGCCCGCTGACTTGGGAAACTCTCGACGCCATTCAACAGCAGTTCGACATTATGCCGAGATGCGTTGTAGTTGATGCCGGTTACGACACTCCGCTTGTTTACGAGCAGTGCGCTAGGCGTGGGTGGACGGCATCGCACGGATCTGGGCAGGACGGGTTTTACCATATCGACAACGGGCGCAGAACTCGGCGATTTGTTTCCAAGATCGAAGGAGCGCAGGCGGGAAGCGATGGACTCAAGTGCGCGTATTTCTTCTTCTCCAACGAAGGCATCAAAGACAAACTCGCGTCACTTCGCCAGGCTGACGCCACGCCGAAGTGGGAAGTTGCGCGGGACGTTTCGGAAGACTACCGCAAGCAGATGCTGTCGGAGATGAAGAAGGACGTGACCAACTCCAAAACCAAACAAGTCGAACAGCGATGGGTTCGCATCGGCGGACGCCCGAACCATCTTTGGGACTGCGAGTGTATCGCGCTTGCGTCCGCGATGCTGGCAGGGGTTTTGCCGATAGGAGCGGAGAGCTAGTTTTGACACAAGGAACATTTAAATGGCGATGAACAAATCATTCTTCGGTCTGCCTCTTGCAACTCTGCAAGAATTGCAGGGCGATTTCACGGCTTGCTTGAAGGCAATCGCCGTTGCAGGCGCGTCGTATAGCATCGCGGGGCGCTCGTTCACTCGCGCCAATCTTGCCGAGGTCGCACAGACGATAAAGGAATTGCAAGCGGCTATTGACAACGCCAGCGGCTCGCGTATAAGGAGATTCACGCCGACGTTCCCAACACAGCGCCCATAATGCAAGACATCATCACAAAAGCCCTTTCTCTTGTTGCGCCAAAGGCCGCGCTGGATCGCATGGTCAACCAAGCGAAGCTTCGCAACTTCGGGCGCTTTGATTCTGCATTGACGAGCGAAAAGCGCGGGATTAGTCGAGGAGTGTCCGGCGGCGAAGATACCGCAGGAACTCGCGAAAGACTTTCGCTCATTCGGGCCGCTCGCGATCTTGCAGACAATTTTCCGCCTGTCCGTTCGCTACTTCTCAAATTTGCAACCTACGTTTCGGGGCGCATCGCATACCAAGCCCGCACCGGCGATCACGAAGTTGATACGAAGATCGAAAAGTATTGGCAGAAGTGGACTAACGAGTGCGATTTCCTAGGTCGCCATAATTTTACCACATTGCTTCAGCTTGCAGTCACGGCAATGCTACGCGATGGCGACTGCGGATTCATCATCGTTCGCGACGGCGAAGACCTAAAGCTGCAAAGCGTCGAAGCCGACCGCATCGGATCGCCTTATGATCGAACGGACACGGATAAATATATCGGCGGCATTAACGTAGACGACTATGGAAGACCCGTTTCATACACAATTTTCACGCGTACTATTAATAACCAGTACATTTCTCCTACTGATATTCCTGCAAAAGAGTTTATCCACTTGTTCGACGCAGCAAGACTTGACGAATATCGTGGGCGGAGTGCTTTCGCTACTGCGTTAAACGCAACGCGCGACTTGCAGGAAGCAATAAAAGCCGAGGTGCAGGCGATCAAATACGCGAGCTATCAAAGCGGCGTGATAACGACCGAGAGCGGGGCCGCTGACGCTGGCGACTATTTCGCACGCGGCAACTCAAATGATCAAGGTCAAGTCGCCCGCCTTCAGTCTCTCGACCCTGGCACGGTCAATTATCTCGGATCTGGCGAGAAAATGGAGATGTTCAAGAGCGACCGTCCGACCGGCGCATTCGGAGAATTTATCCGACTCATCCAAGCTCATATCTGCATGGCTGTCGGGTTGCCCTACGGCTTCGCATTCGACGCCGATAAGAGCGGGCCAATGGCAAGGATGGAAGCGGCAATGGCAGAGAGAACCTTCTTGCGCTGGCGTGGGTTACTGGAAGGCAAATTTCTCGACAGGATAAAAAATATTATCTTACTCGACGCCGCCGCACGCGGACTCATTCCAGATTCCGAATACTTGCTCGATGGCCGCTGGTGCTGGCCTGCCAAGGTTTCGATTGACTACGGACGCGAAGCCAATGCAGACATCAACTTGTGGAAAGCTGGACTCAAGACCGCAGGACAAATTTATTCCGATATGGGCGAAGATTACGAGGAAGCGCTTCGCGCACGGGCGAAGGAAAGCGCGATGATCGTGTCACTCGCAAACGAGATGGACATTCCTGCGGAATACATTTCGGACTCTATCATTCCCATTCAAGCCGCCGCGCTCGCGCCTATAGCCGCGCCTATCGTGCAAGAAGAGCCACAGCCAGAACAAACCCAAGAGAAACCCAAGCAAGTTGATCTCGCAGACGAGAACAAGCCTAGCAAGGGGATGGTAGAAGAGGCACTAAAGGGCTTGAAATGGCGCGAAGAATACAACCGAGGCGGAACTGCCGTAGGAGTTGCACGCGCTCGCGACATTTCCAACGGCAAGAACTTGTCAGACGATACCGTCAAGCGGATGCACTCGTTCTTTTCACGGCACGAAGTTGATAAAAAGGGACAGGGTTTTCAACAAGGGGAAGACGGCTTCCCATCCGCAGGCCGCATTGCATGGGCATTGTGGGGCGGAGACGCAGGGCAAGTTTGGGCCGCTGATAAAGTGAAGGGGATGCAGGCATCGCAACCCGAACAGATGAAGGTATCGCTTGCCGTTCGCGATCCGTTCGGACGCATTACCGGATTTGAAACAAAGCATGAGCTTGTTATGCCGACACCCGAAAGAAACGAAGAGCAAGACGACTTCATAGGCCGTTGCATGGTGAGCGGAACGATGTCGAGCGAATATCCAGACGAGAGCCAGCGCACCGCCGTGTGCATGGCACAATGGGAGAAAAAATAAATGATCACACAAGGAATTGCACTTGAAGCTAAGCGGGCGCTGATCTCAGGCGTCCACCAACCTGGAGATGACTACCGCATTGCATTCTATTCGGCATCGGCAAAAGTCGGGCCGCAAACTAAAGCATACGTTTCCGAAGGCGAGATCAAAGGCAAGGGCTACAAAGCCGGAGGCGTCAAGCTCAAGGGATTCAAGACCGGCAGCATCGGCAAAAATGCCTTTATGACATTCGATGACGTTGAACTAAAGAATGCAACATTCAGCGTATCGGGCGCGATGGTCTACAATGCCAGCAAAGGCAACGCAACGCTTTGCGTTATCAATCTCGGCGGAGAGCGTCACGTCTTCGACGGCGCATTTGAATTGAAATTTCCTAAGCCAACCGAAAATAACGCACTCATTCTTTTAGCATAAATATGAAACCGACCAACCCAATTATTATCGACGGAAAGACCTTTGATCTTTATACGATGACGCTCACAACAGCGAGCCGCTACAACTCGCCAGATCAACAGGATGCGAGCGTTGTATTGACGCTTACGCCGACACGATTTGAAGGCGACCAGATCGAGCAGTCGCAAGAAAACAATCGCACGGTTTTATTCGGTTCTCTCGCAGTTGCGAGCCAACCAGCAATAGTCGCCGTCGATGAAGTTTCAGCCGCAATTCAAAAATTCATTTACGCAGAAGGGCTTTAAAATATGGCCGTCATAAAAGCTCAAGCATCTGGGAACTGGAGCGCAGTCGGAACATGGAGTGGCGGCGTAGTTCCATCATTGAATGATACGGTTTACGCAAACGGATTCACAGTCGCACTTGATCAATCCATCGACTTGACCGGCTCAACCGTGGACACATCTGGCTCGTTTATTCCGGGACAAATCTACATGGTCGTTTCGCTTGGAACGACCAACTTTGCATTGACGGCAAACTGCATTGCTCCAGGAACAAATGCAGGAACTCCGGTCGCGATCACCTCAGCAGTCGGTCAGATTTTCCAAGCCGTCAACGCAGGAACAGCTACAACAGGCACGGCTCGCCGCATGGGAGCTTTGTTGAACTACGTCAACACGCCGCTGACTATTGCAACGGGCGGAGGATTCACACTAGCGGCAAACTGGAATATCACGGGTGCATACATCCAAGCAGGCTCCGCGAATTGCTTGACCGTTTCCGCCGCCGCAAGCTCGACACTTGCTTCATGCCATGCAATAGGGTCGGCCTTTACGCTATCGACTCGCGCTATTGCATTTTCATCAAGCGGGACATTAACGCTCAACGGAATTGTCGCAATCGGCGGAAGGGTGTCGGGAACAACCACCGCAAACGGGCCGCACGCTATTGAATCTACGTCAGCGGCAGGAGCTATAGATATTACGAATGCCAGCACGGTTACTGGGGCAGGTGGAGGCTTCTCCTTCGGCCTAAACAACAACAGTACAGGAACGATCAATGTCACATCCAGCACAGTTACGGGTGGGAGTGGCAATGACTCCCGTGGCATCCAGAACGCCAGCACAGGAACAATCACCGTCACCTCTAGCACAATCACAGGCGGGAGTAGCGGAAATAATCCCAACGGCATAAACAACGCCAGTACAGGAACGGTCACAATCACATCCAGCACGGTAACCGGCGGGAGTGGAGGCTCCCTCCCCTACGGCATAAACAACGCCAGCTCAGGAACGATCACAATCACATCCAGCACGGTAACCGGCGGGAGTGGCACCGCTTCCAACGGCCTAAACAACGCCAGCACAGGAACAATCGTATCTACAGGCGACATCACCGCGACTAACTCGGCGAGTGGGTTAGTATCATCTAACACCGCAGCCAGCGTCAAAGTTAGCGGCTCGCTCATCAGCAGCGCAAACGGAACGCCTGCCATCTATGCGGTCAAATATCTCATCGACCCAACTCCGACAACGGCAAAATTCCGCCAAGCAAAAAACGGATCGACGACATACAGCGATTTTTTCACCGCCGACAACTCGCTAGGACAAGCCGCCATCACAGACGTTCGCTTTGGGACCGTATACGCAAGCGGAGCATTGATAGGCGTTGCATACATTCCAGCGGCTGGATCGGTTGCGCTCGGAGTCCCCGTAGATGCGACAACAGGCACGGCAACGCTAACCGCTCAAAATGTGCGTGACGCAATGGGCCTCGCCACCGCAAACCTCGACACTCAGCTCTCCGCGATACCAACAGCGGCAGGGAATGCAAGCGCCGTCAGAACAGAACTCGCTCCAGAGCTTACGCAGATCACCGAGGTTCATAAGATCCACGGACTCGACATCGCAAACGCGCTCACCGTCACTCCAACGCTCCGCTCGGCTGGAGCGATCACTCAAGCGATCACCGGCGACGGAACCACAAGCACGATAGTCACGCGAGTCTAACCGTATGTTAGCTTCCCTGCTCATCGCAACGCAGGGCTTACTTCCAAGCCCAACGCCGCTTTCCATCGGCGTGCAGGGTTTATTGTTCGTTTCGGTAGTCCCTCCAGTTCCTATCACTCCGACCGATCTTCCTGGTGGTGGCGGACGGCGGGACGAGCGCAAAGTGACGCTCTACGCACTCGGCAACCGACTCAGATATTCGGTCGGCAACGTCGATATCAGCGCAGGAACGCAGATAAATGTAACAGGGAGCGCATTCAATTCTCGCACGTCCGACGCCGCGCTTTCGATAAGCGCAAGCACAACAGCAAAAGGCCACCGCAACCACGCCGGAACGGGTCGCGTAGGCATCTCGATCTCGTCCACATTCAACGTTGTTGGATGCGAAGAAGAGAACGAGTTGGAAGTTTATTTGATGGCACAAGCGGCAATGGAATTGATGGATAGCATTTGACATTTGCGCCCTCGCATGGATGTCATCGAAGGCGTATCAATAATTTCAATCGGCGAAGCGAAAGGCCACGGGCTATACGTTGACGAGCAGACTTTGATGGAAGTCAAAGAGTGCGCGGAGTCATACAAGGGTGGTGTGAAGGTCAACCTCGACCACGGCGCAGGGATCAAAGACATCGTCGGATATGTAAACAATTTCCGCATCGTCGGATCTCAACTTCTCGGCGATCTCAACCTTCTCCAAACATCGCCAATGCGCGACTACGTCTTGGAGATTTCAAGCAAGCTCCCAGACACATTCGGGATCAGTATCGCTTTCAGCGGCCCTATCCGCGAGGTCAATGGAATGGACTTCGCATCCTGCACCGAACTCTACAGCGCCGATCTCGTGCAAACACCAGCCGCAAATGCGACCGGGCTTTTCAGTTTTACCGCCAAGCAAGTTGACAAATTTTTCAAATCC